ATTACTCATTTTTATTTCACCTACCTTATTTTAGTTAAAGATTTCATTTACGGAACCGAGGAAAGCTCCTGACCATTTTGATTTGGATTTGGTAAACACCTCAGACCCGCCAAGGTCAGAGGACTTCTTAATTGCGGTATCGCCTTCTACAGCATCTACACGCTTTTGAACACCATCAATGGTGCCCTTGATTTCAGCAACAGCATCACTAAGTGCGCTGTGCTTTTCTGCCAACTCAAGAATTCTAGCATCGACATTTTTGCTGAAAGATTCAACAGATGTTTTAATTTCTGTTACCTGTGCAGCGTTTGCCTCTGTAGCCTTTGTGAGTGTCTCGGAGAAAAAGCCTTTTAGATCGCCTAACATTTTTGCAAAATCAGGTTCATCAACCATAACTTCTACTGTATCGGCTGCTTTTTCAACGTTGTCGGCAGAGGTATCTTCAGCTGCAACTTCTGCAACTTCTGATGATTTGTCAAAAAGATTGACGTTTGCTTCATCTGCTACTGGAGCTTCAGCAGCTTCTTCGACAGGTGCTTCTACGACTGCTGCTTCGGCTTCTGGAGCTTCTACAACATTATCAATGTTTGTATCTGACATTTTATTACCTCCTTCTACGTTTGCCTGTTTTGCTAATTGTGTTTCAGGCAACGGTAATCTTGACTTCTTAAATGAAGCAAGAATCTTATTTATTTCTTTTGACTTGTTCATATCAGAACTTTCAACCCAGCCTATTAGCGTAGCTGGCTTTCCTGATACTGGTGATTCAAAAGTTTTTTCTGTAGACATGAATACTGAGTCGCTGTCTTCGCAGTAAAAAATATTTTCGGTAACAACTTCGGTTGCTAATCCTTTGTAGATCATCTTTCCGCCTACTTTTTCAATAGAAAAAATATTACATAGTTCGTTTGCTGGTGAATCTACAATTGAAAGTTCTACTAGGTCGTAGTCTTTAATAAATCTGACTGCTTCACCTGTAGCTTTGTTAACTTCATTATCTGACTCTTTAATCTTTCCGCCAATAGAGAAACCAGAAAGAGTGCCGTCAAGAACTTTTTCCCAAGTATCTTGTGCACCCTTTGAAATGTATGATGTTACATAAACACCATTATAAAATGTTTGAGACTTCTGATCGTAGTATGTTTCTGGTTTGAAAGAAACAACTTTACCAACTGCAATTGACTGATGCATCTCACGAAGATTTCCTCTGAAATTTTCAAAAGCTTTGATGCTTGCCTCTGCTGTTACTACGTCGCCTGTTTGATCTACGTTATCTAATGTAGCGAATCCAGACACAGTTCTATTCTCACGATTGACCTTTGTAAAGGGTACGGAGAGATGAAGGTTTTCACCATCGGTTGACCAGTGTGACTTTTCGATGTTCATATGCTTAATTTTATAGGTTTATCTACTCTAACGCAAATAGCAGTTGATTAAACTTATTTGACTTTAGGACCATCGCCTTTAGGGTTTCTGGCCTCTCCGCTTTTATCTGGAGCATTGGCAGATCTTTGCTGATCTCTCTTTTTATTGCCCGTCGACTTTGCTTTTTGGTCAGCCACCTGCTGTGGCTTTAAATCTACCATTTCATCGCCACCCTCTACTGTTGTCATATTTTTTCTAATACGAACTTCGTTAGGAGTAATGACCTGCATTCTCAAATAAATTTCGTCAATACGGCTCTGGGTCTCTTCGTCAGTAAGGCTAAGTTCATTAAACTTTAATTGTACAACATCTGTCTTTTCTGCAATTAAATAATTTAATTTCTTTTCAAGTCTATCCTGTGCTGGACGGCAAACCTGCTCCTTAAATGTTTTATCTGCATCTCTAGCAGCAGCAAGGTTAATTCCTTCTGGAATACCTATCTTGCTAATTGGAACACGGTGAGCTAAAAGAATTTCATCTCTATTAGACTTACGATAGATATTGAATGAAGACTCTTGCTCTCCTGCCTCAATTGGCTCCATTTTAAATTCAGTCTTTGAGTCTGGAGTATCTGCTGGAAGAGGAATATATAATGATCTATGATTCTTTCCTTTTAATCCAACCTGGAAAAATTCAAGAAGCTTTCTTTCTGATTCTGGTGAAAGCTTTGCTCCCTTTACTGTAATAATATATCTTGGTACCGCCTTATTTTCAAAGTAGTCCAAGTTATATCTGCCAGCAAATTCATTACCTGCCAACGCTTGCTGAGCAGCAATAATATCTGGAACTCCATAGTAGTTGTTCATCGGAGTGTACTTCTTTAAATGTATAATCTCGTTTGGTCTGTCTTCTTGTCCAGCAATTGGGCTAGGGGTTTCAAGGTCTCCAAAATTACGGAAGTATACAGCCTTGCCATAAAGCAATTGAATAAACCCGTCACGGAATCTACGCACACGCATTGTCTTAGCTGGTATGTGGCCGATATAGCCTATATCTCCTGCTGTTGTACGTCCTATCTCTATATAGCCGTTTCCAGTCGCCTCAAGGTCCGTGTAGGCCTTTATAAGGGTCTCTGTAAAGGACTCCTCTTCATTACAATCATCTAACCATTTGTCTAGCTGTGTCTTTATTCTATCAATCTTTGTGCGAGCTCGATCTAATTGCTTTTGATCTGTAATTGCATCCATTGCATCTTTTGCCTTTGATGTTTCTGCAAACATATATCCTAGGCCAACGATGTTTGAAACCTTTGCATTAATAGCTGCATAGTTGTATGTTGAAACTTCGTAAATCTTTGAAAGATATTCTAAATTATATGTTGGCTCTACAAGGTCAAATAATGCATATCCGCTAATAGCCTGTTGCAATAAGTTTTGCTGTGTCCCGACCCCACTTGTTCCTACAAATGCTTTAGAGAAATCTCTGTTTAATTTGCGTTTAAAATTTGTTCCTAGCCCTCTAAGCTTTTTAATATCCTCTAGACCAAGGTTGAATGGATCATCATGCTCTTCAGATTTTTTAAATGAGAACCAGTCCGCTGTATTAGATATATCAATAGTATCTACGCTATTGATTTCGTCTTCTATTGATTCTAATCTTTTTGTCATTGTACCGCTCCGTTTCGCAACATTGAGTCTTTATAGACACCGATGTCTAATGGGTCTGGTGTTAGCCCCCACTTTAATCTTTCGTTCTGGTGTTCAAATTCTTCATCATCAATTTTTCTGCGTCCTGAAAGGAACTTGGGATTACCCTCATATATACCATATGAGCGAACTTCTCTAGCCAAAGCATCGATCTTGGATCTGTTTCCTTTTTTGGCTGTGACTGATAGAAAGTTTCCATCATCGTCTCCAATCCATCTGCCATCAGGCATTTCCCACACATATATCCCTAGTGTGGTCTCTTCAATGATTCGTGTATTTTTATTTAAGATATCCATAGTACTCAATCATACCATTATCAACGGCTAAAGTCCAAATTTTGTCAACTGATTGACACTTATTATATGGATATTGCTTCAGGCTCGACAGAAACAACTAGGTAAGCGGTAGAATTTGTACCAGAGGTTGACTCAGATACGGTCATTAGGCTATCGGATACTGTATTTATAATATTATCAGTATATAGCTGATAGTGCCTTGCCACATCATACTGCGTAAATGCTGTAGGATATATGCTTAGATTATTATACATATTGTTTCCTCCAGACTTTGTGTCTGCTTGGTTTTGATTAAACTTAAGGCTTGTTGCAGCATTTGTAGATAGTGTAATTACTACATAATGTGGAAGCCCTATTGAAAAGAATTCGGATATATTTGTAGCAGATGTTCTGTCTATGCCATTTACATATACTGATGATACTCCAGTTTTACTGATTACCCCCAAATTGTCCCATTCATATATTTTTGAGGGAGCCGAGAATAATACGTTTTGACCACCGTCTGGAGTAAATATTAACTCTATTGTTCTGGTAGACAAATCTGAATTAATTGTAAAGCCGTGGCCATTGTACATTCTAAGGCCATTGTTTTTATTATATGACAAAATTGTACTATTAGATCTTGGCAAGGAGTAATCATAGTCTGAGGATATATAGTATCCAAAGTTATCGCAATAAAAATCTTTATTCTTAAAGAAGTCTACATGTATGGATTTAAGTATTGGTAGATATTTAGATGTGTCGGATGAAGACATAGAAGCTTGTATGTATAATACTGGTGCTATTTGATTATCATTCTTATTGAAGAATGGAAGTGGAGAGCCATTTATACAGTCCTCCCATGTTGTTCCATCTATGCTTGCCTTAACTGATATGCCATCTGTATCTGATTCCCAATATATCTGTGAGCTAGTAATTCCAAGTGTGTCTGGTATTATAATTGAATCTGTAAATGTAAAGCTTCCGCTTAATGAACTATCAAAGTATAGGTATGCCTCGTCTACTGACATATTTACATTTTCGTTAATAAAATTTTTCCAGGATCTGGACTTAGGATATGAGTAGCTCATTACTGGCTTCATCATTGCTGTGTTCATGCTAAATAAATATCCACCGTCATTGCTTACAATCTGCGAATACTTAATTTCTTTAATTCCATTTCTATAATGCTTTATGATCTGAGCATCAGATAAATTGAATTTATAGAAAGCAACGCTATCAATTATAAAGTTGTTTAATGACGGCCCCGACCTAAAATTGACTGATGTGTTTTCAAATCTATATTTATCAAGGCTGGTAAAGTTAACAAGTGAGCCATTTATATACAAAGAAATTTTATTGGTAGAAAATTGCCCAACAACATATATTGATTCTTTATTGCTTACTTTATATTCAGCCGAATTTAATCCTACCTTAAAAATTAAATTCCCATTCTTATAAAAAAGCCCTATAGAGTTTGTTGCATCTGCAACTATAGATACCTCAGAAGCACTGTACTCTGGCAATACAACCCATGCCTCTATGGAAAATGAATTGTCTGCATAAAATGAATTAGCTATTCCAGGTACATTAAAGTTTACTAGTGTATCTGATAATACTTTTGTTCCTCTTACACCGCCTGCTATAAGTGGCATTAGTTCGCTTGAGGATGCATTAATTGCATAGCCATCGTAGGCATTTCCTGAATAGTCGTATACTGGAAGTCCACTTAGTGCAGAGTAAGATACTCCACGATCTCTGAGATCGGCATAAGTTGCAAATGTTGATGTAAGGCTGGTATAAGAGCCTACGCTGCCAGACCTTACTTCATCAAGCAAATAAAATGCTGTAGGCTTATCTTGTAAGACTGTGTATTTATATGACATGTCTTACGCCTCTTCTAGTGCTTTTACTCTCGCTGAAAGTTCTTGTACTGCTTTAATTAATGGAGAAATAAACTCTTCGTATCTAAGTGCTTGTGTTGAATCTTCTTTTTCAACCCACCCGCCAAAGTCTGAGACTCCAGCTTCTTCTAAAGCTTCTTTTACTTCCTGTGCAATAAGACCGTAATGAGTTCTTGATCCTGGAATTATTGTCTCAACCTGGTTTCCATCATCATCAGTGCTGTAATTTATTCCGCCAACATTATACTTATAGCTAACTGGCTTTAATGCATTAATAAAATTAAGTCCTAGATCGGATTCTTCAATTGTATTTTTTAAAGTTCTATCAGATGAAACAATTGTTGATGTTTGAATAAACATATTGCCTGAAGCAACAACTGATGCCGCATAGATTGTTCCATTTGAATAAATATTTTTCCAGTACCTTGCTGCACCACTTGTTGCATCTTTGCCTAAATCATATAGTCCAGTTGATAGCGGGTACCAGTTAGAGTTAACTCCAGTAGTGGAAGTATTTGGCATTGTTAATGAAATTCTTGTTGAAATTGGATCAAGGCTTGGAGTTGCACCTGTTGCTCCCTGCGCTCCTGGAGCTCCTGCAGCACCTGGGGCTCCTGGTGCTCCGTCTGCACCTCGTGGGATTACAAAGTTTAATTGAACATTTGAAGATGTTCCAGAGTTAGTTACCTGAGCATCTGTTCCAGGCAAACTTGTGGAAGTAGAAGCAACTGCAATTGTTGCAGCGGCATCACCCTTTGGTCCCGTGGAGCCAGTAGATCCAGTAGTTCCTTGTGGCCCGATAATAGATGTTCCTGAAGGCCATTCACCAGCGGCTTTAGGCCCAAAAATAGTTTTGCTTGCTGTATTAATATAAAAATCGCCATTAGAACCATTGCTAGAAGTTGGATCTGTTATTCCATTAAGAACACTGTTTCCGCCAATACTTTTGCCTGCTCCCCATGCTCCGCTTGCCTTTGGCCCAAAGATTGCATTACTTGTAGTGTTAATATAAAAATCTCCATCAACACCAGTT